ATGACTACAGCGCCTACATCCTTCTCTCTGTTGCGCACTGGCCTGGTAGCACTGGGCTTGGTGTGCGCCTGCGCCACCAGTCTGGCGGATATCACCGCCATCGTCGCGGTGGAGCCGACGGCCAAAAAGGCTGCGCACACCATCTTGCGCAGTCAGATGGAAGCCGGCCTGGGCAAGGCGGCCGGGCAAACCACATCGGTCACCGTCAGCGAAGACCTTGCCGACGTGATGCGGGCCACGCGCAGTGCCGGGTACGACGTCTTCATTGGCCCAGCATGAAACGGAGTGAGATAAAGAAAGAGTGAGAGGCGCGATAAATCGGGATTTTGGGGGACTCGCCGCATAAAAGTGGGACGGCCGATTGCAATTCAGTTTCACCACATGTAATCGCGCGGCGAACTCACTTCAGCCGCCCCGAGGAGCCAAGCCAGTCCAACGTTCGTTCCACCAGCTCATTCCTATCGGCATCAGACAATCCCAAGTAGGGGCGGGCCGGGATCGTCACTGATTTGGCGACATGGCCCCGGAAGGCGAGTAGTTTTGCATTCTGGGGCCGGATCGTGCCGCCGAACTGATGCACGGCCGCATAGATCAGGTTACTACCAACCTCGACGGACTTGCCACCAACCACCTGCGACACCAACTGACCGCGCAAATAGCCGCGCAAGGTGAGCACGCGGTTCTTGTTCTGGGACTTTTCCTTCTTGTACCAAGGTTGTAGAGCGGCCCATGCCGTGCCGTCCGGTGCAGTCTGACTTTTGAAGCGGGCGCGGGTGGTGCGCAGCGTGTATTCGCCCAGTTGAGCGAGCAGCGGCGCAGGGTTCTCGATCCCCGCCAGCAGCCCGCGCAGGCTTGCCGTAGCCGCCTTGCCGTCGAATGTCACACCCATGCGGTTGCCAGCCATGGCATCAATCCTTGAAACGGTACGAACGCCACCGATCACTACCTGGCGCGTATTCAAAGCCAGGGTCAATGCCCTCAGGCACACTCACTTGGCGCGGGCCGCCTGGGCTGTTCTGGCCGATCAGTCGATCCATCCACTCCACCTTGGGCGCCTGGTCTGGTTCCGTTTTGCCAAGCTGCGCCAGATCACGCGGCCACAGGCCGATCACCTTGCACTGGCATCCCCAGCCATTCGGCGGGTAGTGCGTCCTCCACCAAGGGTCATCGCGCGCCAGCACCAGGCCGTCCCATGTCAAATGCTGATGCCGGGGGTTCTGAACCCAGTCTGCGTGCTCGTATTGCCAGAACGGCGCCGCTTGCAACTGCTCCCATCGGCCTGCCGCATAGCTGGTGTTCAGGTTGGTCTCATAAATCACACGGGTACGCCAGTCCCGCCCGCCGTTGTAGTCCCAGCCGTACCGCGCCACGATGCGATCAAAGTCCCGACGAAACTCCTCCAGCGTCGTTCCATCGGCGATCGCCTTGTCCACGGCCTCCCGGAAGTCACGCACGATGGCGTCACGGTTCGCCCCTGCCACCACGAACGACCATTCGTGCTCGGCCGCGTACACGTCGGTCCAGGCCTCGGTGGTGAGGTTCAGCTTGCGCCGGAAAAACTCGATCATTTCCCGGAACGGCAAGCTCCCGTAGGCCACATCAGCCATTTGCACCGGCCTCCTGCAGCACCTCGTAGCGCCCCGCCAGTTGAGCGGCTGCCAGAGCCTCCGCCATGGCCGCCGCGTAGTCGTCCAGGCTCATATTCGGGTCCAACTTCGCCAAGCCGTCGCGGATTTCCTCCAGGCTGTTGGATCGAGACACCAGCGCGCGGATCTGCTCCACCCACGCCGCCGCCGGGGCGCGCACATTGGCCGCAAGCTGGGGCAACATGGCCGTTTGGGGGCTTGGAGGCTGCGGGCTTGCTGGAGCCTGCCCCGCAGCCGCAGCAACGCCCCAGGCGCCTGCGGGCAGCGGCACACGGCCACCTGCTGCCGCCACGCCCTGCCGGAAAACAGCGGGCAAAGTCGCCTGCAGCACCGGCTCGCCATCCTCCGGCTGCGGAATGCCCAGCTTCTCCTGCGCCCACTGCACAGGAATCTGCACACCAATGTCCACCAGCTTCGGCAGGGCCTCGGCATAGGCCGTCATGTCCTCGGTCTCGCCAGCGTCCAGGCGGAAAACAGGGCAACGGCGCATGCCATCGGGCGCCAGGCCGTTGAGCACGGCCAGCGGGTACAGCAAGTCCCGCGTCAGCGTGCTGCAGACCTGCCGGATATCGCTGTCGCGCAGGTCTTTGCGCACCTCGTTGTGCACGTTGCCCAGCGCGTTGGTGCTGCTCTTGCCGTCCGCGCCACTGGTCAGCGTGCCGCCCAGAATCACCTTGGACTGCGTTCGCTCGCACCAGGTCATCATCAGCTCAAACGCCTTCGGGTCGCCCGTGGCCGCATCCAGAAAGTCCAGATCCATGCCGCTGGGGATGATGCCCGCCGCGTTGTGGCCGATGCCCACCAGCGCGCGCAGCAGCGTCATCTTCTCCTTCTCGCTCGCGCCGCTCGGATACTTGCCAATGCGCACTGGAATGCCGTAAATCTCCAGGAACTCAGCCAGGTCGCCCACGCTGTAGTTTTTGAACAGGTACGGCCACACCAGCTGGCGGAACAGCGCCGTGCGTTCCAAGTAGCCGCTCTTGGCCTTGTGCACATGCGTGATCCAGCCGAACGGCTGCAGCGGCTCGCCCACGATGCCATCGACAGTCGTGTTGCTGCGCAAGCGCAGCTCCTGCCGATAGCCCCGGTGCACCGTGAACCAGCTCTGCGGCCGGTGCGTGATCGTCCTGGGCAGCCAGAACTTGCCGGGCTTGTGCCATTCGTTTTCGCAGCAGGAAAAGCCTTTGCCGATGGCGTCCGTCACATCGAACAGCACGTCCTCCAGGTCGGCAATCTCGCCCACCAGTTCCGCGAGCTGCTCGGCGTTGCGTTTCTCCGCAGGCGTCGGGTTGTCCGGCGGCACAACGCTCCAGTCCACCAGCAGCGCGCGGCGGCGCTTGCCCAGCTCGGCAGCAATGTGGCCGTCTTTCTCCTCCATGTCCTCGAAAAGGTCGAACTGGGCCAGCAGGTCGCCCTGCTCGGCTTGTTCCAGGATGGCGGCCAGCTTGGACGGCGTGAGCCCGCGTGTCGGGTGGGTCTGCAGCTCACGCTGCAGGTGCGAGTAGTGCGCCGTTTGAGGCTGGCTGACAGCCTCCATGGAGATGGGTTGGCCGTCGGGCCCAAGAATTTTTGTCATGGCAGTGCTCCTCACCAGCCTCCAGGCTCCGGCATGCGAAAGTCCAGGTCAGCGTGCGACGCGGTAGCGTTGTCGAACCCGCGCGCATGCGACGGCACGGGGATGTACTCAATGGCCGCGCTCAGGTTGAGCGTGGCGAACCAGCCCAGGCACAGCATCACGGCGCTGTCGCCGTGGCGGAACAGATCCGGGTCTTTCACGTCGGCGCGGCGCGCCTTGGTGACCATGGCCACGCCGTCCACCTCTTCGATGGCGCGCAGGTCCTGTGCGGCGTTGGGGTCGGCCGGGATATCGATCATCCCGTCCTCGAAGCCCTGCACCAGCTTGGGCATCCAGGTGCCGTACCAGGCGCGGTTGAGCTTGACCTGGTGCACGTGGCCATGGCCAAACTTGTCGGCCGTCTCTTCGGCCAGGGCTTCGCCGGAGCCGGTGGCGTCCATGGCACCACCGCAGCGGCGCGGCAGGCGCTCGATCGCGTACCAGGTGATCTGCCGCTGCTGGGCGTAGGGCACCTTGTGCATTTCGATGACGAGCGGAACCTGGCGGCGCATGCCCGTGGTGAGCGCCGTCGCCCCCCAGCTCGAAAAGTCCCGGTGGCGGGCATAGTCGTGGCTGAAGACATGCCGCACGTTCTTGTCCAGGCTGGCCAAGGCGGGTGCGAGGTAGCGCTCGATCCAATCGGCCACCCAGGCTTCACGCTCGGCCGGGCTCTTGAGCACAAAGTCCTCGTCCAGCGTCAGGCGCAGCACGCAGGTCTCGGGCAGCACCATGGCCTGCTCGATCCACACGCCCGGCAGGCACACGCCGTTGCCATCGCGCGGGATGGCGTCCAGCTCCTCGCGCATGGCGGCCTTGCGCACGCCGTAGCCGTTGCGAATCTTGCTGTACCAGGCCTTCTTGCCCTCCAGCGTGGCCTTGGTGCCCTTCATCATGCAGACCCGCTCGTACAGGCCGTTGGCCACCGCGTCGTCGAAGGTGACGGTGACCACCTGCGCGTCCGTGCCATAGCGGCCGGCCTCGATGTCGCGGCAGAACTGCGCGAACGGGTTGTTCTTGCCGTTGTGCGAGCTGATGACCGTGATCTGGCCGCCCCAGATCAGCAGAGCGGTGGCGGCGTCGAGCACGCCCTGCACGTCCGGGTGGAAGGCGGCCTCGTCGATCACCACATGGCCCTGCAGGCCCCGGATGTTGGCCGGGCGGCTGGAGAGCGCGCACACCTGGAAGCCCGAGGCAAAGCGGATGCGGTAGGCCGTGATGTGCTTGGTCTTGCCGCTGTCGTCCTGGTCCTCGAACAGGAATTCTTCGATGCCCGAGACGCCCTGGCCCTGGGCCTGGGCGATCACGCGGGCGAACTTGGCGCAGTAGCCGATGGCTTCGAGGCCCTTTTCCTTGGTGTCGCCGATGTAGAAGACGTTGTCGCCCCCGGCGCTCTTGCGCGCGGCGGCCACCAGCGTCTTGTTGAGCATGGTGCCGAAAGTGATCCCGGTGCGGCGCCCCTTGGGCACGGCGATGATGGCCGCTTCGATGGCGGCCACCTGTCGCTGGTGCAGCATCAAGACGCCATCGGCCAGCGGGTCAAAGCCCTCAGGAATGGACCGAACGCTGGGGGGGAGGTCGTCCCATTCCAGCGTGCGCAGGGTGGAGGCCAGCGGCTTGATGACGTGCATGCTCAGGCCACGATGCCCAGGAACTTGCGGCGCCAGAAATCCACCTGGGCTTCATCCATACCCTGGGCCTTGGCGACCTCCTGCAGGTTGGCCTCCTGTTCGGCCAGCAGCTTCTTGCGCGTGGCTTCCTCGACCTTGGCCTGGAACTCCTTGAGGTTGATGCTCGATCGGGTCAGCGTGGCGATGTTCTTCGCTGCCTTGCTGAGCAGTGCTACGCGCTCACCAGGGTCAGCAGCATCGTCGCCTTCGGCGTCGGCTTCCTGCAGCTCCAGGATGGCCTCGAAAAGCTCGGTCTGCACCATGGCTGTGAGGGCCTCGCTGCGGGCATCCTTGTCGTCGCCAGCGTGCGCCTGGATCAACTTCGCCGCCTCGGTGCTGGCGCGGATGGCAGCCAAGCGCCGCTCCAGCTTTTGGCCGTACCGGCCCACGGCCGACCGGCTGGGCAGATCACCGGACGCTGCCGCAGCGGGGAAGCGCTCCTGAAGGTCGGCGATCAGCTCGTTGAGCGTCATGCTGCCCGTGGCGATCATCGCCAGCAGATAGGCCTTGATCTCCGGGTCGAGCCGGTCGATGCTGCTCTTGCGGCCCATGGGTCACACCTTCGGTGGGCGGGCAATTCCGGGCTCCACGTCCACCGTGTACTCGACAATGTCAATACCAAAGCGCGTCAGGTCGGCACTGACCTGGCCCAGCGGGTCTGTGAAAACTTTGACCAGGTCGCGGCTCTCCAGGTAGTCCAGCTCGCGGCGCAACTGCAGCTCGGTGGCGTCGGCATACTCCCCACGCACCACCTGCAACAAAAAGCGCAGCGTGGAATGCGTGGGGCGGTTGATGTTCATCGCCAACAACACGATCCAGCGCATGAAAGCGCTGCGGTCTCGTGCGGACTGGGCACGCTCCAGCTCAATACGCTGGCGCAGGGTGTCTTCATTCATGGTTCTTTCCCCTCTGCAAAAGCACGTTCTCAAAGCGCAGCGAGATCGCGTCCAGCTTCGCCATGATGGTTGCCGTGGACTGCACGTAGTCCTCACGGCGCACATAGTTCAATGGCAGCTCGGCCTTGAGCTGCAGGATTTCTCGCTCCACGCGCTGCCAATTGCCCGCCTCGGCCCGGCTCGCCTGTTCGATGGACTCCAACCTGGACACGAGCTGGGCATGCGCAGCGTCTTGATGTCGCTGCGCTTGGGCGGCAGCCATCTTGACCACGCCCCACAGTGCGCCCAGGCCACTGATCAACAAGCCCAGCAATTGCCAAACATCGATTTGCAGCGTCATGGCGCTCCCTTCCTCATTTCACGACGCGCCTGGCACGCCACACACAGTTGGACACCCGGTACAGCAATGCGTCGGGTGTCGGGGATTGGTCGGCCGCAGCCACGTGCTTGGCAGACCTGCGCCGAATCGGCCACCGTCTTGCCCGCCAGCCCGGCGCGCAGGGCCTGGTCGCGCAGCGCGTCCGCAAGGATCTCGGCCTCACGCGCCTGGGCGCGGTCGATGTCGTCAGTCAACAGCGGCTCCCCCCGTGCCTGCACGGCACACGCGGGCGGCAAAGTCCTGCAGCCCCACTACTTGGTCGCGGAGCTCGTCAGCCGCTCCTGCCAGCTCTTGATACGCGCCAGCGCTTTCTCCGAGTAGCTCTCGGGCGGTGGCGGCTTCGCCAGCGCAGGCGGCAAGGCCGGCATCTCCTGCCTGGTAGGGATGGGGGCGGCTGCCCTGGCGGGCAATCTCGGCATGCAGGCCGCGCACAGCATCAGCGGCAGCAGCAGCACGCACGCGGCGCGCAGCCTCGCGTTTGGCGTCTTCATGGGCGGTCCTCTCAAGGTTGCGGAAACGGGTGGCGTTGTCGCGCGCCGTGGCGGCGTTGCGCGCGTTCTCCTGGGCGTCCCACGCGGCCTGCACGCGGGCCGCGCCCTGGGCATCGCCCTGGCTGATCAGGTGGGATTGCCAGAGCTTGACGCCCACGATGGCCGCCGCAATGGTCAGGCCAATGGCGATGGTGCGAATGCTGGGCATCACAAACCAGGCCCCCACTGCAGATAGCGCGGTTGGATCACCACCAGGATGCGGTTGGGGTAGCCCAGGTTCTCTTTGCAATGCACGGCCGCGCGGCGGGCTTTACCGCAGGCCGCGTCCACCTGGGCTCGGGTCGGCTGCGCGAGCCCGGTACTCGCCGCCTCTCGTTGCCAGTGGCCAAGCCCGCCGTTGTAGGCACGCAGCGCAACCCACATGCGGTCGCGCGGAAGGTAGTGGGCTGGCGTGCGGTCGTACAGCCAGCGGTCGTAAGTGACCAGGGCGCGCAGCGCCCAGGCTGGGTTGTAGGGCTGCTGAGCCGCCAGGTCGGGGCTCTGCGTGGCAATCCAGCGTGTGGTGGCGGGCATGAACTGCGCCAGACCCTGGGCGCCTACATGCGAGACGGCGTCAGGCCGCCAGGCGCTCTCCTGGTGCACCTGGGCCGCGAACACAGCCACGGGCGCATCAAGGCCCCAGGCAGCATGAGCGGTGCGCACCAGCAGCGCGCGGTGCTTCTGCGCGGCCTGCGGCACCTGTGCATGGGCCATGGGCGGCAGCAGCGCAGCCAGCGCGCACAGCGCAACCAACAGCACAGCCAGGGCAAAGTCTTTGATGGCCTCGCGCATCACAGCCCCGCAGCGGTGCCCAGCACCACACAGCCCACCAGCACAGCGCGCCGCAGCTGTGCAGCGCAAAAGGCGGCCATGTAGGCCTCATCGGCCACGGGAAAATCCGCCTCGCCCTCTGGCTCATCAGTGCCTTTGCGCCAGTCGCGCCACAGGTAGGAGTCAGGCCGCGCGTAGGGGAAAAGCGAGCGGTCAATCCAGTAGCCCAGCACGGCTGCCAGCGAGATCAGCGCAGCCTTGTACAGCACCACCGGCAACTGCGCCGGTGACACCATTGCAATCACCGCCAGCAGGGTGATTGCGATCAACAGGAACAGGCTGCTACGCGGTGCGCGCAGCCACAGGGGAATGGAGGATTTGAGCGACATACAGGCTCCTGTAGGCAACAAAAAAGGCTCTTGAGAGAGAGCCTTGAGTGTTGGCCGGTGGGGGCCTGTGCGCTGAGTAAAGCGCTTTACTTATCGATGGCGCTGTCTGCTCTTGCAGCGAATCCGTTGTCACTCGCAAACCGCATTCGCCACCTCGCGCTCAAACTGCGGAATCAGCTTTGGCCTCTCGACAAGCTGATACAGCATGCCGGTGACCTCTTCCTTGCCCATGAACTGCAGGATGGACTCGGCGCTTTTCCCTATAAGCGTTTGAAGCGACAACTGCGCCATTTGTAGGCACGCGGGTGACTTGAGCGCTTGCGCCTCGCGCTGCAACCCCTGCAACGCAGAGGCCGGACCAGCCAGCGCGATACGGCTGGTTGCCATGGCCAGGCGCTCGGCATCAATCCAGCGACGGTACAAATCCAAAAGCGGTGCCGCCTGCTCTGGGCCTTCGAGCTTTTTGTTGGGCTGAATGTTCTTGTCAGGGGCCCGCCCACTGCCTTGGTAGCCGCTGTTCGTCCACAGTTGCACACGCTGGGTATTGCTGCTGCTGGCCGCGCACATCGCATCCTGGTACACCACTTCGCCGCTCGGCAAAGTGCACTTATTAACTGCCCATGCAGGTGAAGCCGCAAACAACGCGGCACACAGAAAAAACAGCCACTTCATGGAAGCTCAGCGCTGGCCGCGCTTGTTTCTCCATCGCTGGGCCATTCCACGCCAACAATCGTTGCAGTAGTGACGTCCCCTCGAAGTACAGTGGCGTTGATCGAGAGGTGAACAGGCCTACGCTCCCACTCGCAAGCCTTGAGCTTCTCAATGTTCTGCGGCGTCAGGTTGTGCGCGCGCATCGAAGCGATGAATTCCTGTTTGGTTGATCCTGTTCCGTAGAGCGAGATGCGCACTTCATCTTCTCTAGACCAGTCCAACTTGACGATTCGATAGATGCCGTTGAGCTGCACCTCTTCTGCTTTTGTGCGAGGCGTAGATGCAATCTTTCGTGCCTGATCCTGGCTAAGCGGAATGCCTTGTATGTCGAGTTGATCAGCGTCACCGACGCTTTTCAGAATGTCATGTCGGACGTTGTCAAAGTCCTCATGAGAAGACTTCAGCGCCGGGTTCGATGTCAGCGCGTTGGCGAAGATCTCTAGGCGCTTGGTTTCCTGCTCTGACAACTGCACCGTTTGCTTCGTCGCCTGATCAACCTTCTTGTCTTCTGAGCGCGCAGCCAAAAACGCCTTGTAGGCGAGCAAGGCACCGCCGGAAATGGCGACTCCCAAAATCGTGATGACAAGCTCTGTTCCGCTCATTTTTCCTACCAACGCTGTGGTCAACGTCTCCGCGTATTCTCCCAGGTCAACGGTGATAAGGGAACTGCCTTCATCGACCTTGGCCTTGAACTCGATGGCCTTGCGCTCTTCTTTGGTAAGAACGTTGGCACTGCCTGAATGGCGAACCAACCGAGCATAGCTACGATTCATCGCATGCTGTAACTCGACCAGTGCCTCCGCAATGTGAGGGGTGATCGTACTGTCGTACCCCTCTCCGACAAAGCGAAGCTTCAGGATCGGCCAGTTTTCAAACTCAAGCACATAGGGCTGTTCTTCAAGCTCGCTGGTCAGTGCTTGCTGCAGAAGGGTGAATGCATCCTCTTCAGACCGAACAATCAACCGAGGCACAGCAGGTTCTGAAGGCAGGTCCCCACTTTCAACGTTTTCTGGCATTTACGTCCTCTCCCTTATTCAGCGTGATCGTCATTGCCCGCATCACGCGGCCTTGTCCTGCTTGCCGCGCCGGGCGCTGCCAGCCCCAGGCGCGAAAGCGCCAAGCGCCGTCTTGACGCCGGCCTGCACCTGCGCTGGTGCGGCGTGGAAGTTGTCCAGCAGGATGCGATCGCCCTCGCTCACAGCGCGCGGCGGGGGTGGGGCTGACGCGCCGCCCTGGCGCTGGCCGGTGAGGATGTAGAGCACGTCTGCGCCCGCAGCTGCATACCGCGCCAGCACCTCTGCGCCAGGCAGCGCAGCGCCACCTTCCCAGTTGATCACCGACCGCTTCGTGGCGCCGAGCTGCGCCGCCACAGCTTCCTGTGTCAGGCCCAACCGTTTGCGCTCTTCTTGCAGTCGCGTCGAAATATCCATGTTTTTCACCAACACCTATTGCAAGGTGAAAGAAGTTGCACCATAATCCACACACCAACCGCCAGAAACCCAGCAGCGAAACCGCAACAACCGCAACCCATACAGACGCAAGAGGACGCCATGCCCGCCACCGCCCACCGATCACTCACCCAAGACGAACGCGACCTGCTGGCGGCCTACCACGCCGCGCCTGCCTATGCCCAGCACTACGCCCAGGTCACCGCCTTCGTGGGCGCGGGCAAAAAGCCAACGCCGCTGATGTGCCAGCTCCTGGAGCAACTGGCAGCCCTGGTCGTCATGCACGGCTGCCGTGCTTAAACCCAGCAGCGAAACCGCAACAACCGCAACCCATACAGACGCAAGAGGACGCCATGATCAACAACCTCCCTAGTCACCCCGCCCGCCCTGAAGGCTCCTGGGCTGTGGTGCGCCGCTTTATTGCCTGGTGGGTGCTGCGCAGTCTCTTTCCGCGACAGCTTGGGCAAGCTGAACTAGCAGGTCTTTGGCTAGTGCGTGCGGTATCTCCCAATTCACCCGGATGGCCGGCCGATCCGGAGGGCCAGCGTGAAACCGCACTACTAGAGATTCACCCAGCGCATCCCACGCAAGACCGTCCAGGGCTCGCCACTGCCCTAGGGTCGAGACAGCTTTATGTCCGGCAGCCTCCAGTCGCTTCATCAGCTCCTGGTCGTGAATGAATGGGTTTGCCTGCTCTTGCTCCATAAGCCCTCCGCATTGACCCAGCAATTTACCACCGACACGCAACCAACCACCACCAAAAAGCCATGACTACACCCCTTCGCACCCAAGCGCAGGCCCGCCAGTGGATGGACGAGCAGGGCCTCTCGCAGGCCGAGCTGGCGCGCCAGTTCGGCGTCTCGTCCAGCCTGGTCGATGCCATCCTGCGCGGCACCAAGCCCTGCAAGCGCGGCGCCAGCCACAACATTGCCGTGTACCTGGGCTTGAAACGCGGCCAGGCCGTGGCCAAGCGCCAGCCCTTTCCGGCGCAGCGCGCCGTGCAGGCTGCTGGTGCAGGGGCAGCAGCATGAGCACCACCCACAGCTCCATGGGTTGCCCGGCCAACCCGCCTGTCCAGGGCAGTGCGGCCAACAACGTGCACCGCCTCACCCCCGAGGCCCAGCGCGACGCCTGGGGCAGCTACCTGCCGGGCGACCGCTCGCCCGCCATGGCGCGCGCCATCGCAGCCGACATGCGCCGCCGCGCCCTCACTGAACCAGGCTATCTGGATCACCTGAAGGCTGGCGCAACATCCGCGCAGCCTCGGTTAGCCCAAAAAACCAGCCATCCCAACGCTGCGAGCGCAGGGCATGCGCTTCCAGCCGCTGCGCCAACGCCTCGGCGTTCAGCACGCCTTGCGCAGCCAGCGCGCGCGCCAGCTCCAGCCACATCTGCTCGAGCACGGCAAGCTGCGTGCCGTGCCCTTCAAGCTGCTGCGCTGCGAATTGCTGGCGCATCGCTTTCATCTCGTCGTCGCTTGGGTTCATGGCCCGTCTCCTCTCAGGGGGTGAAGTGATGGCCGTACTTTGCACCATGCAACACGTTTGCGCCCCATGCAAACGCAGTATTTGTTTGGAAGCCCCCTGCCGGAGGGCATTCCAATGAGCCGCAGCCATTGCAAGCGCGTGCCCAGCAGCCTGAAAGCTGCCTTCGAGGCCGACAAAGAGCAGGGCCTGCGCACCCGCGGCCTCTCGGTGGAGCGGCATGCCGAGCTTCACGCCGTGTCGGCCTCGCGCCTGTACAAGTGGATGGAAGACGCCGACCTGCCCGCCAACCGGCTGGCTGCGTGGTTTCACAACACCAACGGCCGCGCCGTCATTCGCTACCTGGCCGCGCAGGCCGGGGGCCTGTTTGTGCCGGTGCCCACCGGCCGCAAGCCCAACCCCATGGAGATGGCCGAACTGCAGCAAGTGCTGGCCGAAACCACCGGCGCGCTTTTGCGCTTCTACGCAGGCCAGGCCGACGCCGACGCCACCTTGGGCGCAGTGCAACAAGCCATGGAAGCCCTGGCCTGGCATCGCGGCAACGTTGAAAAGCATTCCCAACCCGAATTGGAGTTTTGAGCCATGCCCACACCAGACAAACAGCTGTGCAGCCTGCGCACGGCGCAGCAGGTGTACGAGCGCGAATTTGCCCATTGCCAGCGCAGCCCCGAATGGAAAGCCGGTGCCCTGCGTGGCCTGCGCCTGGCCGCCGGGCTGGCGCCCGCGGCCAGCCCCTACGCCAGCGGCACCGCGCAAGACGACGCCTGGGGCAGCGGCAACCTGGTGGGCGCAGCCGAATGGAAGTGGCGCGCCGAGCGCGGCCAACTGCCAGGCCAACCTGGCTGGGGGGAGCAGGCATGACCGAGAAAACCTACACCCTGGCCGCGCCCATCCGCAAAACCTGCGACCTGCTGCGCCTGCTGGCGGGCCATGAGGTGCTGGGCCTGGCGCCGGGCGAGATTGCCAAGGGCCTGGGCGTGCCGCCCAGCTGGGTGAGCCAGAACCTGCCCGCGCTGGAGGCCGAAACCGGCTTTGTCGAGCGCGTGGAGGGCACCAACCGCTGGCGCCTGGGCGTGCCCCTGGTGCGCATTGCCACCACGGTGGCCACCAACCTCAATGCCGCCAAGCGCCAGCTCGATGACATCAGCGCCCGCTATTCCGTTCCCCTGTAACCCAACCAAATGCAAACCATGGCACGCAACCCTACCCCGGCCCCCGCAAGCAAAGAAGCCCCTTTCATCGAAGAAGCCGCGCGCAGCGAAATTGCCGCCGCCAACCAGCTGGCTGTGGCCACACTGGAGCAAAACGAGCGCGTCAGCGCGCTGGCCGTGCAACTCAACTACCAGGGCAGCACCGACCCGGCCGTGCTGGAGAACTCGGCGCGCGACGCGCTCAAGCGCATTGGCATGGCCATCTTTGAGCTGGGCGCTTACCTGCTGCTGCTCAAAGAGCGCGCCGGGCACGGCGAATTCCTGGCCGCACTGGATCGGTTGGCCATCGCCCCCAGGTCTGCTCAGCGCTACATGGCCATGTGCCAGCGGTTCTCAAATGCGACGACGTCGTCGCATTTGGAAAAGCTGGGCTTCAGCAAAATGGCCGAACTTTTGCCCCTGGACGATGACCAGGTGGACGATCTGGTGGAAGAAGGCCAGACGGGCGAGCTGTCGCTGGACGACGTGACCCGCATGTCCGTCAAGGAACTGCGCGCCGCCGTGCGCAAAGAGCGCGCCGAGGCCGCCAAGCAAAAAAACCAGGTGGAGCGCCTCACGGCAGTCAATACCGAGCTGCACGAAGAGGCGCGCCTGGTCAAGCGCCTGCCCCCCAATGAGGCCCTGGCCAAGCTGAAGAAGGAGGCGGCCAGCATCGCCGCCGATGCCGAGGGCGCCATTATGGGCGGCCTGCGCCAGGCGCTCATCGCCCTCAACAACCACGGTGAAGAGCGCGGCCTGCACAACGTGTACATGTCTGGCCTGGTAGGCCAGGTGCAGGCGCAGCTCAACGCCCTGCGACAAGAGTTCAATCTGCCCGACGTCAGCAACGCGGCTGACCAGAAGCTCGCCGCAGATATGGCCGAGTGGGACAAGGAATAAGGACTGGCCATGAACTTGCACGACCACTCCGGCCATTTGGTAACGCAACTCGAAACGCTGCTTTTGCTGGTGCGCACCCAGATCGACAGGGTTGCAGCAACCAGCCCACAAGAGGACTGCGCGGCGTTCGACTGCCGCATGGCACACCTTCGCAATGCCTGTGAACTTGTTGCCACATGGGCGGTAGGAGCCGATGCAGCGCTGACCGAACTGTTGCCCCTCCTGGCGGCACATGCCGACGGCGGCGCTATTGCCAAAGGCGTGATGGACGAACTGTGTGCGCCGCTCAATGAACATCTGGGCGAACGCTACGTTTATGCGGCCATGGCCGCCCGGCAGGGGTAAGGCTGCGCCATGGCCCCCGCAACCCCTGCCATCAACGAAGCGCTGGTGCAAGCCCGCGTGCCCGAGGCCAAGCACGGCCAAAAAGGCGCGCTGGTGGCCCAGCTGTGCTCCGCCACGGGCAAGTCACGCGCCACCGTGTACCGGAAGTTGCAAATTGCCACCGTGCGCCCGCAGCGCCGCAAGCGCAGCGACGCCGGGGAGGTTGCCCTTACACGGGACGAAGCCAAGCTCATCGCCGTGATGGTGATGGAGAGCATGCGCAAAAACAACAAGCGCCTGTACACCATCGGCCACGCCGTGGATGCGTTGCGCGCCAACGGCGCCATCCGGGCCGAGCGCATCGACCCTGAAACCGGTGAATGCAAGCCCCTGTCCACCAGCGCCATTGCCCGTGCCATGCGTGTGTATGGCCTGCACCCCGACCAGATGCTCCAGCCTGCCCCCGCCCGCGAGCTGCGCAGCTTGCACCCCAACCACGTCTGGCAGATCGACGCCAGCCTGTGCGTGCTGTACTACCTGGAAACCACCAACCCGCAGGAGATGGGCCTACAGGTGATGGAGGCCAAAAAGTTCAACAAGAACAAGCCCAAGAACCTCAAGCGCATTGAAGACCGCCGGGTGTGGAGCTACGAGGTCACCGACCACAACAGCGGCTCCCTGTTTGCCTGCTATGTGTTCGACGGCGAGAGCGCGGCCAACATTGCCGAGAGCTTCATTGCTGCCATTCAGCAACGGGGCGAAGACCCGTTCTACGGCGTGCCCTTCATTTTGATGATGGACATGGGCAGCGCCAACACCAGTGGCATGTTCAAGAACCTGCTGCGGCGCCTGCAGGTCAAGCCCATCGCCCATGCCCCGGAGAATGCCCGCGCCACCGGGCAGGTGGAAAACGCCCGCAACATCCTGGAGCGCGAGTTTGAAAGCGGCCTGCGCCTCAAGCCCGTGCAAAGCCTGGCCGACCTCAATGCCCGTGTGGCCCGCTGGCTGCGCTGGTTCAACGCCACCCAGGCGCACAGCCGCCACAGAAAAACCCGCGCTGAGCAGTGGATGACCATCCAGCCCGAGCAGCTGCGCATTGCGCCGTCGCCAGAGCTGTGCCGCGAGCTGCTCACGCACACCCCCATCTCACGCAAGGTGTCTGACCACCTGCGCGTCGAGTTCAAGGGCGCGCAGTATGACGTAAGCGGCGTGCCCCGCGTCATGGTGGGCGAAAAGCTCATGGTCACCTTCAGCCCCTACCAGGACAACGCCGTCCTGGTGGTGGACCAGGACGCCGAAGGCAATGAGCTGCTGCACACAGCTCCACTGGTGGCCAAGGGCGAGGACGGCTTCAGCCTGGGCGAACACAGCAACGTCATTGACGAAGACTACCGGCGCCACGCAGACACACAGGCCGACCTGCACCGCAAAGAGCTGGAGCTGCTGGCCATGGGCGCCACCACGCTGGAAGAAGCCGCCGCAAAACGCAAGGCCAAGGCCTTGCCGCTGGGCGGCCGCATTGACCCCGAAAAACACATCGTGGAAGCCACCCTTCCCACGTTCTTGCCACGCCGTGGCACCGAGCTGAGCACCACCACCCGCGTGGCCCAGGCCGCGCCCGAGCTGCTCACCCACTTCGAAGCGGCCAAGGCCCTGGTGGCCAAGGGCGTGGCCATGTCGCCTGAGCTGTTGGGCACGCTCAAGAACCTGCACCCAGACGGCGTGCCGGAGCCCGAAATCGACGCCCTGGCCGCCCGCCTGACGGTGCGTGCTGGCCTGCGCGTAGTGGGGGGCGGCCAGTGACCGGCGCCCCTCAAAACAAGTTGGCCCCGGCGTGCTTGCAACACGCCGAGGCCGCCCCCGTGAACCCCAATGCCAACCCGGCAACCGAAACCCAGGAGGAAGACAGCATGTTACTCAAAAACGAAACCCTGACCCCCGCAGCGCGCGAGCACTTCAAGCTCAAGCGCAACCCCTTTGTGGATGACATACAAAGCCGCGCCGACGTGTTTGCCAGCCAAAGCGGGCGCTACGTGCGCGCAGCGCTGTGGGAATGCGCCCAGCGCCACGGCTTTGTGGCCATCATTGGCGAGAGCGGCAGCGGCAAAACCACGCTGCGCGAAGACCTGCAGGAGCGCATCCGCGAAGAGCGCAAGCCGGTGGTGCTGATCCAGCCCTACGCACGGGCACGGGCGCGGGCCACGGGCAACCCCATGCAGCCCACCCATATTGAGGCTGCCATGTTCCGCGCCTTGGGCGCAGGTGTGCCGCGCAAAAGCAACCCCGACGACCGCAGCGCGCAAATCAACGCGCTGCTGGCGGGCAGCCTCACGGCGGGCTACACCCACCTGCTGCTCATTGAAGAAGCCCACCGCCTGCCGGTGGACACGCTCAAGCAGCTCAAGAACTTCATGGAGATGAAGCACGGCATGCGCCGACTGCTGGGCGTAGCCCTGATCGGCCAGCCAGAACTGCGCAACCTGCTGGACGAGCGCAACCCCGAGGTGCGCGAAATCGTGCAGCGCTGCGAGCAAATCGTCATGGAGCCGCTGGACAACGATCTTTCGGGCTACCTCACCCACAAGTTCGACCGCGCAGGCATCAACGTGGCCGACGTGCTGGACGCTGACGCCATAGACGCCATCCGCGCCCGTCTGATCAGCGTGCCCCGTGGCGGCCGCATCAGCGACGCCGTCAGCGTGTGTTACCCGCTGGTCGTCAACAACCTGGTGTGCCGCGCCCTCAATGCCGCTGCCGCCGTAGGCTTCCCGAAGGTGGACGCCCAGGTCATTGCGGGGTGCTGAGCCATGGCCATCTACCGCATCAAGATCACCATGGGCGACGGCAGCAGGGGCCGCTACACCGGCCTGTTTGCCGACGGCTTTGAAGCCGTGCTGCAAACCCTGGCCGACTTCCCCGAGGCGCGCAGCGTGGCCGCCATGTTCATCCGGAGGGCTGGCGCATGAACATCCACACCCCCCGCACTTGCGACGCGCTGGGCGTGTGCCAGGGCCGCCCCGGCCCAGGCTGCACCTGCACGCACGATACCGACACCCTGCCCAGCACCAGCAAAGCGCAGGGCAAGCCTGCTGCGGGCGGCTACTACTTTGCCCCCGGCGCCATTGAGCAGGGTCCGCGCCGCAGGGCCGTGCGCCTGGCGCCCTGGCAGCGCCTGGTGCTGCGGGCCATGGCAGTGCTGCTGGCGTCCGGCCTGCTGGGCTTTGCCGCAGGCGTGCTGCACGCGAAAGGCTGGCCTCTGTGAGCGACCTCTCTTGCCCCACCTGCGGCACCGAGCTGGACTTGGCCGTGCTGTTTGCCCACGAGCAGGACCAGCGCGCCCTGGCGCGCCTGGCCAGCGTGAGCATCCCGCTGGGCGCCAGGGTGCTGCAGTACCTGGCGCTGTTCACGCCCCCGAAGCAGCGGCTGACTTCTGCCAAGAAGATCAAGCTGATCCTGCAACTGCTGCCAGACCTGGAGCGCCAGGCCATCACCCACAAGGGCCGCGACTGGGAGGCGCCCCTGGCCGCCTGGGCGCAGGCCATCGATCAGATGCTGGCCGCCCGTGATGCACAGCGCCTGGAGCTGCCCATGAAGGGCCACGGCTACCTGTTCGCCATCCTTGCGGGCATGGCCGACAAGCACGAGGCCAGCGCAGAGCAGCAGCGCGAGCAGCAGTTGCGCACCGGCCCCCGCGCCGCCACCACCAACGGCCCGGCCAGCGTGGCCGCGCTGGTGCAACAGGCCCAGCCTGCAGCCGCCACCCGGCCCGCGCCTGCAGCGGCGCAGCCGGGCACATCCCCCACCGTGCGCGCCATGCGCGAGCACATCGCCAAAACGAAAGGCCAGCAATGAGCCGCAAACCAACCCTGTGCAAACAAAGCGCCGCCGTGGTGGCACACCTCAAACAACATGGCGCGGCCACGCTGGACGAGCTGCTGCCGCACTTTGCCGATGAAGGCCGCAGCAAGCTGCGCAAGCGCCTGTCCAACCTGGTGGACGGCAACTGGCTCGACATTGCCTGGGACGCCCGTGGCGCCATGCTGTGGCTTGTGGCGCCCCGTGCGCGCACAGCCCTGCCCACGCTGCCCCAGGCCGCCCCCAGCGTCCCCAGCGCCCCGCCCGTACTGGTGCCGCCCCGGCGCATCAACGTGATGCAAGGCACCTACGTGCCCCCGCCCATGACGCCCGCCCGCCCTGGCGCGCTGGACTTCCAGCGCTACGCAAGCCGTGGCTTTCGGTGCTGACCGCACACACATTCACTCAAAGGAGCCTTCCCATGGCAACCCCAAGCACCATCCCCCCCGGCTACTGGCAAGACGCCAGCGGCAACCTCATCCCCGAGTCCAAGGTCAAAGACATCGACAAGCTGCGCCACCAGGTGGTGACCGACCTGTGCCACATGGCCAAGCAGCGCCGTGACGGCCTGGCCGAGTTCAAGGCCAAGGCCATGCAGGAAGTGGCCGCGCTGGTGGCCACCAGCATGGAGCAGTACGGCGTCAAGACCGGCGGCGAAAAGGGCAACGTCACGCTCACCAGCTTCGACGGCAAATACAAGCTGGTGCGCCAGATGCAAGACCGCCTGGTCTTTGGCGAGCAGCTCCTGGCCGCAAAGGCCCTCATCGACGAATGCGTGCAGGCCTGGAGCAAGGATGCAAACGACAACATCCGTGCGCTGGTGAACCACGCCTTCCAGACCGACAAGGAGGGCAAGATCAACACCGGCCGCGTGCTGGGCCTGCGCTCCTTGGATATTCAGGACGAAGCCTGGAAGCAAGCCATGCAGGCCATTGCCGACAGCACCAAGACGGCCAGCACCACGCCCTATGTGCGCTTCTACGAGCGTGACGATACGGGTGAGTACCGGGCCATCAGCCTGGATGTGGCGGCGGTATGAAATTGATGCGGGGTTCCAATTCGGGTACAGTGCGCCCGCTGCGCAAAAAAAGCGCAGCCGGGATTTGCAGCCCGTCGCAGCCCCACGACGAAAGCCGTGGGCATCTCTCCGCAGAGACCTGCGGCTTCTTTGTCTGTGCCTCCAGTTTTGGCGGCTCGGATGGGAGGCCCGCAAGGGCCTGCCGGTTCCCGCAGGGGCTGCCCGGTCTGCAAACCCGTTCGAGCCGCCGCCTCCAATTTGCAGTGGGGTCGGCGGTTGTTGCAAACCGCAGTCCCTGGAGGCCATTCATGGCACACCTCACGCCGCCGCATGCACGCGGCACCCCCACCATTCATCAACTGGCCGCAGGCCGCGTCATCGACGCGCTGGGCGACATCGAATGCCGCTTGCAGGCGCTCGAAGCCGTCGAGGCGCTTGTCAGCCCCCAGAAAGCGGGCGGCACCGAAGACCTGGATCACGTCAACCGTGTGGGCCTGGGCTGGCTGCTGACCATTCTCAATGTCGATATGCGCCAGTGCCTTGTGGCCGCCCGTGGGCAGGCTGAGGCGGCATTGCTGGCTGCGCGGGAGGGCGGGCAATGAGCGCGATCACTACTTTGGACTTTCACGGCCACCCGCTGCATACCTTTGAGAAGGACGGGGTGTATTACGTGGTGATGCGCCCGATCGTGGAGGCATTGGGGCTGCAATGGGAGGCGCAGTACAAGCGGCTGCACCGCGACGAGGTGCTTTCAGTTGTGTCCATTATGGAAACAACTGAATTTGCCTCGGCGGACGGCAAGCGCTACGAAATGCTGGCCCTGCCCATCGACTTCCTGAACGGATGGCTGTTCGGCGTGTCGGTCAACAAGGTTCACCCCGAACTGCGCGAATCCATACTGCACTACAAGCGTGAGTGCTACCGCGTGCTGTACGAGCACTGGCACGGCCAGCAGGCCGCGCCCATGGTCCAGAGCCAGAAGTATTGGGACGCCAGGCACCCGCACTGGGCACCCATCAAGGCCCATGCGCTGGCGGGCCTGCTGAACCTGCACATTGCCCCGCTGGTGCCTTACCCCGATGGCCGCCCGCGCAGCCCTGGCAGCGTGGGCCGCGCCCTGCGCCGCCAGATGGACGTGGGCTACACCAACCCGGTGCAGGTGTACATGGCGCGGCTTAAGCCCGCCACCGCCGCGCGCTGGGCAGTGCAAAAACCTGTGGCGGCGCAGTGGGGCAAACCGGCGGGGCAGCTTTCGCTGTTCCTGGAGGTCGAGCAATGACCCCGCAAATCCCGTGTAACCCACCGCTCCGCGCCGTTCCGGTTGGTTCGGCGTCAAGGAGGGGGGTGGGCTTGGGTGTGGTGGGTGAGCCGCCCCTGCGCCCCGCACAGCGCGCTGTGGCTGCGCCTTCTGATTTGCTGGCGTGGGTGGCCGCCACAGGCACCCAAGAGGCCGCCCGTGTTTTGGGGGTGGACGGCGGCCGCATCCGGCAATTGCGCCGGGGCGATTGTCTGCGCATTTCGCCCGCGCTGCTGGCGCGCTGGGAGGCCCACAAGCCCCATGTGCCCGCCACCCCGTGGCAGCTGCGCCGTGTGGGCCGGGGCGGCGTGGTGGTGCTGGCGGGGGTGCGCTGGTGCCTTCCCGCGTCGCTGGTGCCCCAGCGCGCCCAGGTGCTGGTGGCGCTGAGCGCCGCTGGCGTGCTGCTGGTGCGGCTGGCCGACGGACCGGTGGCCGTTTCGATTCAGCCAGGGGGCGCCGCCTGATGCGCGCCGCCCTCGCCATCGAAACCACCGCCGCCGTATTCGGCATGCTGGGCGCGGCGCTGCTGGCCAGTGCTGTGCATCCGGGCCTGGGTTTCGCCGCGTTCCTGGTCAGCAATGTGGGCTGGCTGGTGTTCAGCGCCGGGCACGGCCACTGGCGCCTGTTTGCGCAGCAGTGCGTGTTCCTGGTCACCAGCATCGTCGGGCTGTGGAACTGGTGGCTTGCGCCCCTGTTTGCCTGAAAGGAATTTGCGCCATGGCAAACCACACCGCCGCCATCCATGTGCTCAAGTCCAAGCTGCAGCTTTCGGACGACGACTACCGCGCGCTCCTGGTCCAGCTCACGGGCAAGGCCAGCAGCAAGGGCATGACGGCCACAGAGCAGCAGCACGTGCGCGCCCACATGCAGCGCCTGGCCGAACGCCTGGGCGTAGCCCAGCCCACCACCCGCCGCCGCCCGCTCACGCGCGAGCAGTTCGACCAGGTCAAGAAGGCAGCCAGCCCGCGCGAGCGCAAGGTGTGGGCGCTGTGGAATCAGTTGGCCCGCGACGGCGTGCTGCACAACCCCAGCCGCGCCGCGCTCAATGCCTTTGTGGAGCGCACGGTGCACGTGAGTGCGCTGCGCTTTGCCACCAGCGCCCAGCTCGACACGGTGATCGAGGCGCTCAAATCCTGGAACCAACGCAAGGAAGTGAGGTAAACAATGCTCCCTGCCAAACACATGACTGCGGCCGAGGCCTGCGTGCTGGACGCACAACTGCCTGCAGGCCTGACGGAAGACATGCGCGACGTTGCACTGTGCCTGTTTCAAGCCATGGCGTTCACCGATGCCCGCGTGGGCCAGGACCGGCCTGACCCGGCCTGGCTGCAGGTGCTGGGGGCCATGGCCCGCGTGGCCGTCATACAGTTGCAGCACCTGGCCAACGAAAAAGGCGGCCGCGCGATCTACCTCGCCAAGGGTGTCGCGGTGCACCTGTCGGCCCGCGACCGCAAGATGTGTGAGGAGTTCCGGGGCGACTACGAGGTGTTGGCCGACAAGTACGACCTCACGCCCATGCGCGTGCGCCAGATCGTGGGCGCATGGCAGGATGAGCAGTTTCGGCGCCGCCAAGGCCGCCTGCCGGGCCTGGACGGCGACGGCGCATAGCCTGTTTGGAACCCTGCGCTGGCGTGCAATGCGCCAGCGTTCAGCCCTGTGCTGAAAAAGTAAAGCGCTTTACTTCTCACCCAAGCGCTGCCGCCGACACCATGGCGGCATGCCTCGCACAGCACTCCCACTTTCATCCATCGCCATTGCAGCTTGCTCGTTTGCGGCGGTCAGCGCAGACGTGTCTGCGCCCGGCATGCCCACAGGCCGCGTGCTGCTGCAGGTCACCCCGGCGCAGGACTTCACCCCCGCCGACGGGCGCGAGATGGATGTGCCAGCCTGGCGCATCAACCAGGCCATTGCTGGCCGCGTGATCGCTGCCTTCAACGCGCAGCAGCCCCCGGTCATCGACTACGAGCACCAGACCCTGCACAAGGAGGCGAACGGCCAGCCCGCGCCCGCCGCCGGGTGGATGCACGGCCTGCGCTGGATCGAGGGCCGTGGCCTGTTTGCCGAGGTGGAGCTGACCCAGCGCGCCCGCGACCTGGTGGCCGCTGGCGAGTACCGCTACTTCTCCCCCGTGTTCGAGTACGCCCGCGCCACGGGCGAGATCACGCGCATCTTGATGGGTGCGTTCACCAATCACCCCGCCATCGCGGGCATGGAGGGCGTCAACCTGATGGCCGCCGCCAGTGCCCGCTTCACGATCCCCAACCCACCGGAGACCACAGTGACCCTGCTGGAAAAACTGCTGGCGGCCATCGGCCTGCCTGCCACCACCACTGAAGACGCGGCCATTGCGGCCTGCACCTCGATCAAGGCCCAGGCCGATGCCGCCCGCGCCGCGCTGAAGCTGGACGGCAACGCCACGGCGGAAACCGTGACGGCCGCGTGCACCAGCCTGCGCACGGCCGCCACCCCGGACCCGGCCAAGTATGTGCCGGTGGCCGTGGTGGAAGAGCTCAAGACCAGCGTGGCCGCGCTGACGGCGCAGAACACCGAGCGCAAGGTCGAAGACCTGATCGCCCCTGCGCTGAAGGATGGTCGCCTGCTGCCCGCCCAAGAGGCCTGGGCGCGCGACCTGGGCAAGACCAACGTGGCCGCGCTGTCGCAGTACCTCGACACCGCCAAGCCCATCGCCGCGCTGACCGGCACCCAGACCGGCGGCAAGGAGCCGCCGCCCCCTGGCGACGCCAACCACGGCCTCACCAAGGACGAGCTGGCCGTGGCCGCCGCCTGCGGCCTGACGCCTGAGGCCTACGCCAAGGGCAAGGCGTAACCGCCCCTTTCCAACTACCGGAGCTGACATGACTGCTTTGACCAAAGACCGACCCACCGCCCAGCGCGCTGGCGACCTGGTGGCCGACCCCCTTGCCGCTGCTGTGACGATCTATGCCGGTGCCATGTATGTGCTGGACGGCTCGGGCAATGCAACGCCCGCCACGGCCGCAGCCACCACCCCTGTGCGTGCGGTGGCTCGCAAGCGCGCCGTGCAGGCCCAGGGCAGGGCGATGAGCTGACGGATGGTGCGCGTGGCGTCTTCTGCTTTGCCAACAGCACTGGCGGCACCGAGATCACCCGTGCGGACATTGGCGCCAACGCCTTCGCCGTGGACGACCAGACAGTGGCCAACGCTGGCACCTGCATTGCGGGCGAGATCCTGGATGTGGACGAAGGCGGCGTGTGGGTGCGCATTGGCACCCGCGTTGCCTGACCCCCCAGCGCCCTGACCTGAAAACCCATTTCACTGAGGAACTTCCACCATGGATATCAACAACGCCAACCTGAAGGCGCTGCATGTAGCGTTCAACGCGGCCTTCAAGGCGGGCCTGGGCCAGGCCGCCAGCCAGTACCTCCAGATTGCCACGGTGGTGCCCAGCACGACCGGCAGCGAGGAATACGGCTGGCTGGGCCAGCTGCCCGGCCTGCGCGAGTGGCTGGGCGACCGTGTGGTGCACGCCATTGGCAACCACGGCTACACCATCAAGAATAAGCCGTTCGAGCTGACGGTGGGCGTGCCGCGCAGCGCCATCGAGGACGATCAGTACGGCGTCTATACGCCCCTGATGACCGAGATGGGGCGCGCTGCAGAGGCCCACCCCGACGAGCTGGTGTTCCGTCTGCTCAAGGATGGCCGCACGGCTCTGTGTTACGACGGCCAACCGTTCTTCTCCACCAGCCACAAGGTGCTGAACGAGAAGGGCAAGGAAGTCAACGTCTCCAACCTGTCCGACGACGGCGGCGCGGGGCCGAGCTGGTACGTGCTGGAAACGCGCCGTGCGCTCAAGCCGCTGATCTTCCAGGACCGCAAGAAACCGAACTTTGTGGCGAAGACGGCCGAGACCGACGACAACGTCTTCAATGCCGGGCAGTTCGTCTATGGCGTGGATGCGCGCCGCAATGCGGGCTTCGGCTTCTGGCAACTGGCCCATGCCAGCAACAAGGCGCTGACTGCCGAGAACCTCAAGGCGGCCATCACGGCCATGGACACGCAGACCGGCGACTATGGCCGCCCGCTGGGTATTTCGCCCAACCTGCTGGTGGTTCCCAAGGCGCTCAAGTTCACGGCAAACCGCCTGCTGACGGCCGATCTGGTCAACGAAGGCGGCGTGCAGGTCAGCAACGATCTGGCCGGAACGCTGGATTTGCTGGTGGCCGACTGGCTGTAAGCGAGGCCCGAGCCCATGCCTTACATCACGCATGCAGACCTGGCAGACAGCCCCGGCGCGCTGGAGCTGTCCGAGGTGGCCAGCGACGAGCACCGCAGGCCGGTGCCTGCCGAGCTGCTGGACGCCGTGCTGCGCGCTGCAGATGTGAGCGCATGGGGGACGGATGACGTGCAGGCGGCGCAGCGTGCCGCTGCACGCATCGACACAGCGGTGCGCGATGCCTGTTCGCTCATTGATGGGTACCTGGCCAAGCGCGGCTATGCGCTGCCGCTGAACCCGGTGAACCCGCTTGTGAGCGCCTGGTGCCGCGCCATTGCGCGCTACCTGCTGCACAAGAACCGCACGGCCATGGAGAGCAAAGACCCGATCGCGCGGGGCTACAACGATGCCGTGCGCCTGCTGCAGCAGACGGCGGACGGCAAGTTCAGTTTGGGCATTCAGGACACGGTGGCCATCGACCAGACGGACGCGCGGTTCGTTCACGCGCCCAAGGTCTTCGGACGCGACCAGTTGAAGGGGTTTCGATGAGCTTCGAGCCGTTCGATACCGGGCTGGTCGTCAAGCGCCTGGAGGGGCATGTGCGTGACTTGCAGCTTGTGGGCGGTGCCGCTGATTTTGCGGCCGTCAAGGAGCTGCGCAGTTTTCGCACGCCCAGTGCCTACGTGGTGTTTGCAGAGGATGAGAACACCAACAAGGTGCCGGATTCGGTGGGCGTGCTGGCGCAGGAATCCTTGGTGCGGTTTGGCGTGGTGCTGGCGCTGCGCAACTACGCAGACCAGCGCGGTGAACACATTGGCGAGGATGCACGCAAGCTGATCGGCCAAGTGCGCACAGCGCTCATCGGGCACAAGCCCTGCAAAGGCGCCCGCGTGATTGGTTGGGAGAGCGGCAAGGTGCTGGACTACGACGCGCAGACGCTCTTGTTTGCCGACCTGTACCGGGTGCAGTACACGATGACGAAGGATGGGTGCTGACGTATGTCGTGCGACACCAAGAAGCCTTGGGAACTCAAGCGCGGCGCCAGCTTTGACCTGACGGTGCGCATCCCCAGCCGGTTTGCCGACGGGCACTTTGCGGGCTGGGCCTTGCATTCGCAAGTGCGCACACCCAAAGGCGGCCTGATCGCCGCGCTCTTGGCAGAGTGGGTGGATCCGGTGTCTGCGCGGCATGTGCACCTGCAGTGCCTGGATACCAGGGCCTGGCCGGTGGGCGAGGCACAGTTTGATGTGGTGTTTGTCTCGCCCAGCGGGTTTCGCTGGCCTTCGAGCACGGCCACTTTCAACGTGGTGCAGGGGGCCACCGATGTCTGACGTGATCGAGCTGGAGTTCGAGGCGCCGCCCGCGATGGAGCTGCGCATGGTGCGCACGCCCAGCGAGCTGCCGGCCGACATGGGCGTGCTGATTGCGGGCAAGCCAGCACCTGGGGCGTTCTTGATCGCCAACCGCTTGTCCGAGATGGCCGCCGACCCAACCGCACAGCTCGACGCCCAGCAGAACATTGGCTTGGGCGCCATTGATCCGCTCGCCTACTACATCCTGGCCAAGGCCTGAAAAAAAGGAAACCCCATGTCTCTTGAAACACGCATCATCGCCCTGGCACAGGCCGTGGGCGCTGACGTTAAAACACTGACCGCTGCCCAGGGTAGCCTGAGCGCGCTCAACACCACCACCAAGACCAGCCTTGTGGCGGCCATCAATGAGCTGCTCACGCTCATCGGTGGCGCGGGCGCGGTCATTGACGACGGCGCGGGCAACGGAAATACCGGCGTGACCTGGAGCGCGGACAAGATTTTCGACAGCATCGAGGCTGCAAAGGCGGCTGTCAAAAACGACCTCATCAACGGCGCGGGCGCTGCGCTGGATACCCTGAACGAGCTGGCGGCGGCGCTGGGCAATGATCCGAGCTTCGCCGCGACCATCGCCGCCGAAGTGGCCACCCGCGTGCGCTACGACGCTGCCCAGGCATTGAGCGCGCCGCAGCAGGCGCAGGCCCGCGACAACATCGGCGCCCAGGCGGCTGCGGCCGTGGGCGACACCGACCACGACTTTGTGGCCGACTACACCGCCGCCAAGGCATAAGCCATGACGCTGGAACAGCGCATTACCGCACTGGCCGAAGCCATCGCGGCCGACATCAAGGCGCTGTACGCGGGTGCTGGCGGCGGTGGTAGTACGGCCGGCCGCATGATGATCCCCATCATGGCCGGTTCGATGCAGCCTAGCGCATCGGGAGGGAGCGGCGTTCTGACCAACATCGCCACGTCGGCCAACCAGCCCGACGTGCAGACGCTGAACTTTCACCAGAACACGCAGCAGCACTGCCAATTCGCCATCCCGCTACCCAAGCGCTGGAACCGGGGCACGATCACGGCGCGTTTTCGCTGGTCGCATGCAGCGACCACGACGAACTTTGGCGTGGTGTGGGGCATCCAGGCAGTGGCGGTGGGCGACGACGAAGCGATCAACCAGGCCTATGGCACAGCCGTGGAGGTGACCGACACCGGCGGTACCACCAACCGGCTGTACGTCAGCGGCGAGACTGCTGCATTCACTGTCGCGAACACCCCTGCGGACGGCGACACAATTTTCTTCCGGGTCTACCGCAAAGCCGCCGATGCTGCGGACACGCTGGCGATCGTCGCGCGCCTGCACGGCGTCGATTTGTTCATCACGACTGACGCGGAGAACGACGCATGATGCTGCTGCAAGCCGGCCAGCTGGGCCTCTCCCGTCGCGACAGTATCTGGACGGATGAAATACCGCCCGAAATGGTGGCGGGCGCGACGATGTGGGTTGACTTCACAGACAGCACAACCTTGTTCGCAGCGAACGGCGTATCGGGCGGTAACGTTACTTCAGACGGGGCAACAATCGGTAGTGTTCGCAGCAAAGTCGTCGAGACGGAGTACTTCGACAGCGTCTATGCCGACAAACCAAAACTGAAGTTGGCCGCAGCCAACGGACGCAGCGCAGGTTTGTTCCCCGCATCCAGTTATCCGCAAATGTATGCGACGGCCGGGGGCGGTTGGATGCCAATCAGTTCCCTGGTTACTTCGACGACCAAGCTGGTCATCTGCGGCGTCAAAGTTACTGGCGCAGGTGCTGACTCAGGGTCGCCCTGGGCAAACGACGCAATCCTGAACGACAACCGCGGTTATGTCGGGCTCCACCTATCGAAGTCTGGCGCTGTGGTCAGTGCGCGAGCGTACAACTACGCGGGCGCAGCGCAGGAGGTGGTACGGACTTTCGATGCGGACACCTGGGCCGTGGTCACCATGTCACACCAGTCCGGGCAATTGCGGTGTCGCGTCAATGGGGGTACATGGGCCTCCACGGCCAGCGGCACCACCAGTGATGTTACGGGCATCGCAACTATCGCAAGCACGTCCAGCGCGGCGCTTGGTATGGAGTTGGCCCACTTGGCGACCGTCAACACCCCCCAGACCGACGCCGCGATTTCAGCAGTCGAGCGCTGGATCGCCAATGACCTCGGTATCGCGCCCTGGTGGTAGCCCGGAGAAACCATGGCCCAAGAACTCACCCGCACCCGCACCCGCGTCATGCAGACCCCCACCATGCCAAACATCACGCCCCGCCGCGCATGGGGCTGCGTATGGGCTTTGATTCACCATGAAGACTGAAACACTCGAAACCATCGGCACAGCGGAGCAGCTTGACGACCTTTTTCGGCTTGCTGTGACGCTGTGAGCCAGTGCCTTCACCTCATTGATTTCACCCCCAGCAACTCACTTTCAAACCACAGGAGCACAGCATGTCCAAGCCTGAACGAAAGACCATCAGCATCGAACTGATCAAACCCCACCGCCACGCTGGCCGTGACTACAAGCCTGGCGCCGTTCTGCGCCTGGCGGAGGACAAGGCCGAATGGCTCAAGGCAGAAGGCGTCGCCAAAGACGCACCCGCTGCGGTTGACCCACCTGCGGCAAAGCCTGCTGCATCTTCCAAAAACAAGGAGTAAAGCACTATGACTCTTGCATCTACCAGCATGATCTGGAACGGCCAAGGGCCGGTGATGATCGGTACCTACGACCCGGTGAAGGGCCGCCCCGAGATGGGCTTCCTCACAAACCTCTACAGCGTGGGCTGCGGCAACCGCACGCTGACGGCAACGCCCTCGCGCGAGACCACCACCATCCCGGAAAGCTGCTCCGGGCAGCGCCTGGCGCTCAAGGAGCTGGAGACCAGCAAGAGCCTGGCGGTGAGCCTCTCGATGGTGCAGTTTGACGGGCGCACGCTGGCACAGGCGTTCTTTGGCGCTGCGGTGGTCAAGGCTGCGGGCACGGTGACCGATGAAATCCTGACCGAGCTGCAGCCGGGGGACTACTTCTTTTTGAAGAACCCCCGCAGCTCCAGCGTGGTGATCGAAGACAGCACCGGGGGCACGCCGCTGGTGTACGTGGAAGGCACCCACTACGAGATCAGTGACGCAGACCACAGCCGCTACCGCCTGCTGGCGCACCCGGCCGCGCACGTGGAGCCACTCAAGGTGGACTATGCCTATGCCGGGTACCTGAACATCGCTGCATTCAGCAAGACCAACGTGGAACGCGGGATCATTTTCAGCGGCATGAACGGCGACGGCCAAAAGGGCCGAATGATCATTCCGCGCATCAGCCTTGCCATGAGTGGCGACTTTGGCTGGATTGCCGATGAGGCCAGCGAGCTGACGTTGGGTGGCCAGGCGCTGTATGTGCCAGAGCTGCAAAGCGATGCGGACTTTGGCCCGTTCATGCGCATCGACCTGATGCCAGATCTGCCGATCTGACGCCCTGGCACCGGGCAAAGAAAAACCGCGCCGGGCGTGAGCCTTGGGCGCGGTTTTTTTTGGGGGGTGAGAACGCTTTACTGGCGGCGAAACGCTGTGGCGAAAACCGATGCGATGTACCGGATGGGCCAAGTCACCCCGTGCCACAGCGCGCCGATCAGTGCAGCCGTTACCACACCGACCCCGATAGCGGCTGCGTGCTCAGGCCATTGGAGGGCACCGACCACGACAGCTACGCAGGTCACCGCACCGATCTTGATGGCGGCGAGGTTACGCGATGTCGGCTGAGCCAGCGCGAGCACCGCGATGGCAACGCCCCCAAGGATGGATAGCAAGAGCAGCTTCATGGCTGCGGATGTTAATACAAGCGAGGTTGAAATGGCTACCAAGGATTTGAAGGCAAAGCTGGTTATTGATGCACAGACCGAGGGTCAGGATGAGGTGCAGGCTCTGGTGGCGGGCCTGGAGGATCTGGCGCAGCAAGGGGGCGAGGCGGCACCCAAGTTTGCCGAGCTGGCACAGAGCCTGAAGACGTTGGCCGGGCAGGAGCGCCTGATTGATGATTTTGCGCAGCTCAAGCGCGAGGCCAAAGCCGCCGGCGATGCGATGGATGCGGCCACTGCCCAGGTGGATCAGATGGCCGCCGCGCTGGAGCAGTCGGGGCAGGCCGCAAAGCTCGCCGCGCAGGCGCAGGCCAGCGCAGCCAGGGAGCTTGAGGCGGCACGGAGCCACCAAACCCAGTTGCGCGATGCGATTGCTCAGGCCCGCGCCGAGCTCAGGTTGAGCCGTGATGCCGTGGCGCAGGGGGGGGAGGCCAGCGCCCAATACGCAGAGCGTGTGCGCGACAGCGCCGCGCAGCTCAAGGTGTTGCAGGCCGAGGAGCGCAACGCGGCTGCGAGTGTGCGGTTGCTCGTGGCCGCGCACAAGGAAAGCGAGGCGGCTAGCCGTAACGCTGTGAATGCCCAAAAGCAGTTGGGTCAGGACTATGAGCGCACGGTCAAGAGCGCGGGCCAGTTGAGCGGCACGCTGGCGCAAACCAGGCAGGCGCTGCAGGACTCGCGCGCCGCACTGCAGGCGGCTGGCATCGACACCCAGGGTCTTTCTGATCAGCAGCTGGCACTGAAAACGCGGCTGCTGCAAGCACAGCAGCAGGCGCAGCAGTACACACAGGTGATGGCGCAGATGCGTGGTGAGGCGCAGACCCTCGGGCCAACGCTGGAGGCGACCTTCAAGCAATTGGGCATGCGCGGTGTACAGCAGATCACCGCCGAGATTGAGAAGCTGCAGGCGACCATGCGCGGCCTGCGGGGGCAGAACATGTTGCCGCAGGATGCGGCGCGGGCTACTGCCGAGCTGCAGTCGCGCATTACAGATTTGCGCGCCGAGATGCGTGGGGCTCAGGGTGCGGCCAAGGGGGCTGCTGGTTCCATAGAGTCGCTGGGGGGTAGCGCAACGGGTGCGGGCGGTAAGTTGGGTGCGGCAGCGCACAAGGCTGTGGCCTGGGCCAGCGCCATGGTGGGGTTGGGCGAGATCAAGCGCGTGACGGGCGCCGTCATTGAAACGGGCAGCTCATTTGAGCAGCTTGAGCGGCGCCTGACCAGTATTTTGGGGAGCACCGAGAAGGCGCAGGCGGCGTTTGGAATGCTCAAGGATCTGGCACAGCAGACTCCATTTGATGTGCAGGGCCTCACGGATACCTATGCCAAGCTGGCGGCCTTTGGCCTCAAGCCCACACGAGAGCAAATGCTCTCCCTGGCAGACGCTGCTGCCGAGCTGGGGGGGGGCACCGAGATGCTGCAGGGAGTCGCGCTGGCGCTGGGGCAGGCCTGGACAAAGAACAAGCTGCAGGGCGAGGAGATGCTGCAGCTTGCCGAGCGCGGGATCCCGGCTTGGGATTTGCTGGCCAAGGCCACGGGCAAGAGTGTGACTGAACTGCAAAAGTTGTCGGAGGCTGGCAAGCTGGGACGTGAGGCGATATTGCAGTTGATCGATGCCATGGGGCAAAAGAGCGCAGGGGCCGGTGCTGACTTGATGAACTCCTACGCGGGCGCCGTGCAGCGCGCGCAGGATGCTTTGAAAGAGTTTTTCAACATGATCGCCCAGTCGGGCGTGCTGGAGTACCTCACCGCGCAGTTGCAGGGGTTGCTGGCGAAGTTCGATGAGCTCAAGGCCAGCGGAGAGCTGGACCAGTGGGCCAAATCCATTGCCCAGGGCTTCATCGATGTGGCCAACACGGCGCAGGGGTTGATGGGGCTTGTGCAATTGCTTGCCCCCGCGTTTGAGTCGCTGCTGAAGGTGTGGGCGGTCAGCAAGGTGGCTTCGTTCGCCGAGGGACTGCGGGGTGTGGGCCTTGCTGCCAGGGGGGCGGGCATTGAGATGGGCAAGGCGGCGGAGCAGTCACGACTGTTTGCGTCGGTGTCCAAGGCCTCTATGGCACTGGTAGCGATCGGCGTGCTGGAGGTGGGCCAGGCCTGGCTCAAGATCGCCAAGGACTATGGTGCCTACCAGGCCGAGCTGAAAAAGCATGACGCCATCAATGCACGGGTGCAGCAGGGGCAGACCGAAGTGGCGCAGCGGTTGAAGGCGATATCTGACTCCACGGGCGTTGTCGTCACATCAATGCAGGAGCTCAATGCGGCACAGGCAGAGGGGCGGCTGGTGTTTGACGAGGCGACCGGCAAGTACCTGTCTGCGCAGCAGGCGCAGGAAAAGCTGGCGGCGTCTGTGAAAAAAACCACCCAGGAACTGGCGGCGCAGGACGCAAGCTCCTTGGTGGCCGAATTCGAAAAGATGGCCCAGGGGGCGGACAAGACGAAGGAGGCGATCACCAAGCTGGCCGATGGTCTGAAATTTGACGATGTGCAAGGGGCCAGTGCGTTTGCCTTGGCCTTGGATGAGCTGGCCGCGCGCGGCAAGCTGTCGGCAAAAGAGGTGGGGGAGGCTTGGCAACAGGCGCTTGGGAAGCTGAGCGCAGGAGAGATTGGCGCTTTGCGTGCCAACCTTGAAGAGGCTGCGCGCCAGGGGATTATTTCCGCCCAGCAATGGGGGCAGGCCAATGAACAAATTCTGGCGGCCAGTTTCGACAAGCTGGGAGTGAATGCAGCCCAGGCGCTGGGCAAGATCAGCACGGGGGCGCAAGAGGCCATCAACGCGGTTGATTTGGTGGCCGAGAGTGCCAAGGATGCTGGTGTGGGTGTGCAAGAGTCGGCCCGTGCCATCGAAATGGCCTTTGCTGCTGCCATTCCAAAGGCGGACAGCCTTGAGGCCATAGACGCACTTGAGAAGCAGCTCAAGGCAATGGGTGAGGCGGGCAAGATCAGTGCTGAAGGCATCCAGCGCACGCAGGCTGCATTGGATAAGCAGCGTGCAACCATTGAGGCCCAAATCCCAGGAATCCAGAGCCTTGAGGAGGGTTTGCGCAACCTGGGTGTGAAGCCGCAGAAGGAACTGGCCGCTCTGGCTGCGTCGGCAAAACAGGCGTTTGATGCGGTCAAAGCCAGTGGCACAGCGACACCGCGAGAGCTGAGTGAAGCCTGGAAGGCCATGGCTGAAGCGGCCATTGAAGCCAACAATGGCGTTGCAGATGCTTCGCTCAAGTCGCAGGCGCAGCAGTACGGCATGGTGATCGAGACGGACAAGGCGGGTAAGGCCATCGTCAAGAGCATGAAGGAGGCCGAGGGTGCTACCCAGAATGTGGGCAAGGCGGCGGTAGCCACGGCAGACTCGATCAAGGAGCTTTCTGAGGCCGGGTGGGACGCGAGCAAGGACATGGTTGCGCAGGCACGGGCGCACAACGCCGCCCTGGCCAAGGTGGAGACGAGCTGGATTGATGCCTCGGTGGCTGCGAGCAAGTATTCGCAGGAGATGGCTGCCGTGGTGTGGGGCGCGAACAAGAACATCGAGGCGATGACGCGCGAGCATGCGTTGCTGGTGGCCCAGATGGAGGCGTTGGCCCAGCAGCAGGAGCAGCTTGAAGGCCGGGGCAACGATGCGGCCAAGGGGGTGGATGATTTGCGTCTGCGGCTGTTGGAGCTCAATGGCACCGAGGAGGAGATTGCCCGCGCGCGCAATGAGCGCGACAAGGCGGAGGTGCAGCGCAAGATGGCGCTGATGCAGATCGACTTGCAGCGGGCCCAGGTGAGCAACAAGACCGAGGACGCCACGCGGTTGCAAGCGGAGTTGGATCTGTTGGCCGAGCAGCTCAAGCTGCTGGATCAGATCTACCGCGAAGAGGAAAAGCAGCGCAAGGCCCGTGAGCGTGATGGCGGTGGTGAGCGCGGCGGTAGCAAGGGTGGCCGCAGCGGCGGAGATGGGGGTGGGGTTGTTACTGCGCCTGCACCCACCGTGGTGCCTGGGCCGATCAGCATTACTTTGAATGCCAATGGCATCAATGATCCGGTGCGGCTGGCGCGGATGATTGAGCCGGAGTTGGCTCGCCTGGCCAGGTTGGCGCGGTGATTTGTAAAGCGTTTTACTCGGTGCGCATGGCCCGCTGGATCCACCATGCGGGCCATGCCATCGGTTCAGAGGTTTCTTTCAGGCCATGCCAACGCGGCGCGCACTGCTTCTGTGCTGGCCAGCAGTGTGCGTGCCAGCACGGCCATGGAGCGGGTGGCTGCGCAGCGCGCGGGATCTGGCCGGGTGCGGCTGGGCGGCAGCTACACGGGGCATGAGGCGACAAATGTAGAGGTGATGCTTGCAGCGGGTGGCGGTGTGCCGCGCGCAAGCGTGCCGCAGTTTGCCGGTGTCGGCAATGGGCAGCTCACGGTGGAGGCTGTGGATGCGGCGGCGCCGCTGCAGTTGCTGTCGTTCACCTTGCACGATTTGGGAGTGCAGACGGCCACGGCAGGGCTGGATGTGCGTGAGTTGCGCATTCGTGCGCGCACGCCTGGCAGTAGCGGTAACTCCATTCGATTGACGGTTGCGCCTGCGCTGGTGCGTGCTGCCACGCCTTGGGCGCTGCTGGCGCCATGGAGTGCAGGCCAGCCTACGCAGAGCGGCCCGCAGTGGGATTTTGGTGGGCTGCCTCTGTCTGCCCAGGATGAGCTGGACGCGGCCAGCCCGCGTATTCAGTTTGGCTTTGATCCGCAGGTGTACCGGCCTTGGCGGCGCTTCAAGGATGGTGCCTGGCAGTATGGTTTGTCGCCCCAGTTGGTGCGCGATGTGCCTGCGGGTACGCCTGTGTGGGCTGTGACGGGTGGCTATGTGGTCACGGTGAGTGATGGCGTGGCTACGGAGACGTTCGGCGATGTGGGCGCTGGGCAGCCGCTGCTGGTGTCGTTCTACGACTTGCTGCAGGCGCTGGCAACGTCCAGCCTGGTGGAAGTTGGCGGTGTCGTGGCCGCAGACCGCACGGTGGGTGGGCAGGCTGCGATCGATGTGCCGTTGCGCACCAGTGCCTGGCTTTTTGCGCTCTCTGGCAAGGTGCAACTCGATGCCGTGGGGGTGCCGCCCAGTGCGCCCACTCAGACGGTGACGGTGCGTTGCCTGAATGCGGATGTGGTGGGCCAGGAGCGCTGGAGCGTGGTGGGCGATGTGTCTGGCGCACTGGATGGCGCCACCACTGGCGTGCCTTACAGCAGCCCGGCCTGCGCTTTTACGGTGCCGCGCAAGGTGCCGGCTGGGGGCAATAGTGGGCGCTGGAGCTTCAAATTTGCACCGGTGGAGCGCAAGGAGACGGAAGGCCTTCCCAGTGTGTGCGTGCGCCCGTTCCGATTCGGCGCCAATGCGCGTCCGCTGACGGTGACGTTTGTCTATAAGCGCCGCCCACCGCCTGATTGCAAGTGCAGCGACATGCCTACGCCCAAGGTGTCGCTGAAGTGCCTGGGTATTACGGAGGATGACGATATGGCGCTTGATGCTGCGTATCAGACGCGGCTGGAGGGTTTGTATGCGTGGCGGCGTGATTTCCACGCGGCCAACTGGGTCAAGTACTACGTGGCGGCAAAGGACTTGGACTTTGCAGACGCCATCGTGCGGACCTTTGCAGACTGTCTGGCCGAGATCTACGAATCCACCCCTGCAAAAACCGAGTGGGATGCTGCGTTGACGGCGATGCAAGCGGACTTGGTGCCGTTGGGGTCGCCGCAGTTCTCGGCGGATTTCAGCGCGGGGAATTTGTGGAGCAGGCCGCAAAGTAACCCAGTAGATAGCGATGCCGTATATACATTGTCGGGAGGTATGGGGGGTGCTACAGCGGTGCCATCAATGGTATTCAATCCGTCCGATTCCATGGTGGGCGAAATCTCCGTAACTGTCGCCGATCTTGTGCGCAAGTACGCAGCCCGAATGGACTACGTGCGCACGCTGGCGGGCATCGTCCCAAAATCTAACCCCGGTGGCGGTGACGCGGGCGGCTGCTGGGTTGACCATGGCGACGCCTTTTGGTGGGTGGACGCCGATGGGTACTATTTGCCCGCATTTACGAACCAGGCCTATGTGAGTGCACGGCGCAACACCGAAACCGGTGTGCCCTACAGCACCATGGAGTTTGGTTTTGGTCTGGTGGTGGCGTGCCCGGACAGGCTGAAGGTGGATGACTCCATCACCATTCGCATTGACCAGGTGGATCAGGATCGCCCCTACAACGTGGGAGACGAAGCCAGTATCCAGACCATTGGCGCTGGCGAGGCCTGGCTGGCTGGGGGTGTGGATGGCACGGATGTGCAGACCTGGCTTGTGCAGGGCAGCGTGAGCGGTGCGCTGCCAGACTATTTGCTGCCCACCGATGGAACCCCGGCGCCGCTGTACAGCCACGCGGGGGTGGATGTTCGCCTTGGCCTGGGGGGTATCCCGTTTGCGCTGGGGGACTCTTTCAGCTTTGCCGTTGAGGCTGGGCAGTACCAGTGGCGCAAGGAGGGCGGAGCATGGTCTGCGTTGGCCGATATCCCGCCCAGTGGGCCCGCCGCGCTCCCGGATGGCTTGCAGGTGTGGTTCGATGCAGGGGCGGCGCCGTCGTTCGTGCCGGGCGATGCGTATTCTTTTGCCGTGCACCAGCCGTGGGCAGCGAGCCACGTGCAGGATGCGTTGGCCAGTGTCTGGGGCTGGGATGGCTCCAGTGCCAGCATGGTGCTGGATCTGGGGGCCGTCCAACCGCTTGGCGCCATTGCATTGGCGCGCTACAAGCTGCCTGAGGGGGCGGCTGTGTCGGCTGAGTTCTCATTGGATGGCATTGCCTGGTCTGCGCCGCTGGTATTGGATGTCTCCCGGTCGGTGAGCGTTTGCGTGTTTCACCTCGCCATGGCGGCGCAGTTTGTGCGGTTCTCGATTACTGGCGCACCAGGTGGGCATATTGGCTGGGTGTGGTGTGGAGAGCCGTTGGCGACAGAGCACCATGCCAGCTCCTGTGCTCGCATGCGTCGCTGGGCTTCTACGCGTGGCGGTGGACTGAACGCGGCTGCACTCTATGCAGGTGTCGGCGACGGCTGGAAGCTATCCTGGGAAAACGCTTTGTTGGAGCCCGATGTGGCTGCATTGTTGCAGCTGGGTGATTGGGCGCAGGCGCACGATGAGCCCCTGCTGTTCGTTCCTCATCACGTGCATGAGGGGGACGCTTCGCTGGTGCGCTGGGGTGCCGATGCGCTGCAGGTCAATGACATCCACGAATACCAGCCCGATGTGGCCGCGTTGCGCTTGATGTCGGCAACCCTGGATCTGGAGCCGGTGTTCGCATGACGCCGTGGTTGGAAATCGATGCTGGGGCCGATGGCTGCCAGGTCAATCTGTTGCCGCCTGGTGGCATTTCTGCGCCTTTGCCTGATGGTCTGTCGATGCCCGTGTTGGCGGGTTTGTCGAGCATTCAGCGACCGTTGTCGATTCCAGGCATTGCCAGTGCGCCCATCAGCAACATGGACGCGGTGCTGGACAACGCTGGCGGGGCTCTGACGGTGCTGTGGGGGCAGCGTGCGCCGATGCGGCGGGCCGTGCGTGTGCGCACCGCGGGTGGCGTGCTTTTTGATGGCATTGCTGTAGGCATTGAGCTGGGCAGCCAGGTGCGCTTGGGTTTGGAGGCCGGGGCGGATAGGCCGTTGTCCGACAGCATGCCGTTGCGCACAAGCGCTGTGTGGGGTGGGTGGCGTGAGGTGCGCGTGCTGCCTTGGGCCTGGGGGCAGGTCACACTTGCACCCATCCAGTACAGCGATGATCAGCGCGTCTTTCTCCTGGCAGACCACCCGATCCAGGGGGTGGATGAGGTCAAGCGCGATGATGTCTCCACACCCGCCTGGGCGTTCTACAACGGCGTGGACAGTACGGGTCAGGCCGTAGCGTTCCTGGAGTTGGCCATGCCTTTGTCCGAAGGCGAGCGGCTTGCGGTGACGCTTCGCGGGCGAATGCACCCAGACACAGGGCGCTTGCTGCAAACCCCGGCAGAGATTCTTTTCGACATACTTGCCAATCTGGCAGGTGCGCAAATCACCTGGGCTGAGCTCGATGACTACCGCACCGAGACCGCGCATGTGGCGCTGGGCGGCCTGCTGGCAGACAACGAAGTCTCCATCCGCGCGGCGGTGGATGGGCTGCTGCAGTCGTGTGGCGGCGCATGGGCGGCTGCAATGCCAGGCATTGCGATCGCCTGGCCCCCCCAAAGCGACGATGCGGCGCCTGCCAAGAGGGTGGATGCGCTGACGGCAGAGGATCTGAAGGCCACGACCAACGCAACCGGCCTTTGCACGAGCCTTCGTGTGCTCTACGACTATGACCATGCGTTGGGCAGCTATCGCAGGGCCATTCAGCTGCAGGCGCCAGATGCCGTGAAGGAGTATGGACTGCTGGAAAAGGAGTGGCCCGCCCCCTGGCTGCGCACTCCCCGGCAGGCAGAGGAGCTTGGACAGCGCGTGCTTTCATGGCTGGCGCGGCCTCGCTGGCGTGTCACATGGCGCCAGTCATTTGATGATGTGCCTACTGGTGCCTGGGTGGATGTTGCGCACCCTTTGTCGCCCTTGGCTGGCCGCCACAGGCTGGTGAGCGCGGAGTTGGATTTGTCCGCGGCCAGTCTTGCATGCACCATTGAAGCCCCTGTGGGTGCACCGCCTGCGATTGAAACAGTGCGCCTTTCAACGGCCTTTGATCCTTTGATCCAGCCGGGCATCACGGTGGATGTCGCCAATGGCGAGATCATCTTTACGGCCCGCGACGAGCGGGGGCGCCCCCTTGCTGGCGCAAAAATCACCCTCAACGGCGGGGCCTCACGAATCGCAGACAGCGCTGGGCGGGTGTCGTTTCCGGTCAAGCGTGGCCGTCATGTGCTGCTCATTGAAGCCGTGGGCTACCCTGCCGCCGAGGCAGTGGTTGTGGTTTGA